ACAACAGCACCAACGGAATCAGTCATAGTTCTTTTGCCAGCATAGCGCAAGAAAAATTTCAAATTATTTTCTTATTGGCAGCTTTCGCAGTCAGGATCAGTAAGCGCACAGGCTTCGCCCAACGGCTCATCCAGATCATCGTCAACGGACTCAACATGGATAAGCGTTGCGCCTTCGTTGCTTACAATCCGTTTAATGCGGCGGTTCGGCAAATCATTATGGTACTTCTGTGCAATGGAGCCGACACCGATAAATGGTCCTCCTGCTGGATCAATGTAGCTCAAGCCCTGTTTGCCTGTTGGGTCGTCGGCAAATCCGCCACAACGAACAACATCTCCATAGCCTTCAAATTTTAGCTGGAACAGTGAATCCGAAAGCGGGATCGCTGTACAGGTGTGCGTGCCGTAATGGCCTTTAATCTTAATGGGATCTGGTATTCTCATTGGTCAGTAAAATTAGTGGTTTTAGTGTGCAGTAAAATCAATAGGGATCTTGCCATTGAATTTCGCAGTCTTCGCAGATTAAGCCAAACATGAAGTGGTAAACTTTGATCCTGCCGCAAGTGCAGAGATCAGGCTCGTTCGCTTCCACTTTGCGGCGGTACTTTGCCTCACCAGTATTGCGAATCGACATATGCCCAACATGTGTAAAGAACCATTCATCTACTGGTTCCGCATAGAACTGATCGCCTTCTTGTACAATCTCTCCTACCTCAAGAAGCCTGTACTCTGTATGCTGAATCGGCATAGGCTTATCCATTTTACTCGCAGCCGTATTGGGCGGCGTAATGTTCCGATCATCCTGCAACGTGCCGCAGAAACCTGCATCAAGTAAGATGTTACAGCTACAGGCAACGTGTGCCAGATGGCTGATGCCAGATTCAGGATCGACTGTTTCGCCGTCACGCCATGCGTTAAGGTGTCGCAAGATAGCGTTGACGTAGGTGCTGGCACATACTCCAGTTTTACGCCAGTTGAAAGGACCGTATTTTTCTGCGCCTAACTTATGTACCCACGCGGTTTGCTCCATTGCGTAGGAGGGGATTAAGCCTAATGGCGTTTTAAGTGCGCCTGCTGCGCCTTTGGGGTCGTTGTATTGTGTGTTCATAAAGTAGATGTGAATTCTGCTGGAGCATATCGTGTCCAAAAAGCATCTTCGGATTCTAGCTTTGCTTCAAGCACGGCTTCAAGCCTTTTGATCCGTTTGATTGCATGATCATAATCGGTCTTTGCTACAAATAGTCTATATCTTGATGCGCTAACTGATGACTCTGTTTGAATAATAACTTGTGGATCTTAACTTTCTTCATACCTTATTGTATTGTGTGTTCATTGTTTGCCTTTCGGTTTATCGTCATCTTTAATAGTCATCTTAAATCCAGTAGCGGCAGCTTTGTGGTACACTACAATGCCTTCTGGATTCATGTATTCTGGTGCAGCTACGCTGCCCAAATCCGCAAGTCGGTTTAATTCACTTCTTGCGGCAAGAGTGCTGAATAATCCATCATACAGTACAGGAACCACCTTGCAGCAAACAGGCGCGTGTTCGGTGAATTTTGGTTCTGCCTTTGGATTGTCCTGCTCGATTGCATACGTTGGCTGGTCATGCTCAACCCAACGGGCCGCATTGAAAAGGCTGAAGAATCGCTCGCCGTTCTTAAAGCCGTAGCCGCGCTGGATACCGCTGCCCCACCACTCGCCAAAGTGATGGCCTTCGCCTAATCCGCGCAAAGCAATTTGATTTTCTTTCACCCATTGAGCAAATCCAAAATTATCGTTTTGGGGGTTAATCCAGCGGGTGCGACTTCCTGCATACATTGCTATAGCTCTGTGGTCTTTATCGCTAACCCACGCATCAATAATGTTTCTGTTGTCCTGTTCGTCTAAGTGACAAATATAGATACTGGCGTTCGTGCCGTCGATTTTTTCAGTAATCAGGCAATCGCGGCGGAGGCGAGCCATTTTCGGGAATGGTTTGAATTCTAGTGTGTTCATATTTTTGGTGGGTAGTTATCGTCATCGTTTCCTCCAACTGCTGCGTGCCACAGAGTAGCAGTAACTAAGGCAATGAAGATCCAGATTAGGCCAAAGGTTATTACTTCTTTCATTGTAGTCAGCGTTATTGAAGCGGCAAAGATCCCTATTAGGAAGAATGTTGCTGCTTCTTTCATTTTGTTTTCCTTAGTAGTCTAGCCGTTTTCTCAGCAATGCTTTTTGGCTGCGCTACGAACTGCTTGCCTTTGGCGTTACCTTCAGCTTTTGCTTTGTTGGTAGCCGCTTTCTCTGACGCGCTTAACTTATCCCATGCTTTATCAGGTAAGTACCGCTTCTTGCCTCCACTCGGCTTGCCGTCAGAGGTACGCCATTTCTGGTCGCCCCAATCTTTAAGTGATTTCTGTGGGTCTTTCACTTATAACCTCCTCCCTTTTTCTTGTACTCTGTTGCGAGTAGCTGTGCCTTACGGGCGGACCACTCGTTAGGGTCGCCGCCTTTTGTTCCTGCTTTGATTTTCTCAAAGAGGGCTTTACGCATAGTGGGCTTAGTGTAATTGCCAGCAGCGTTTACTGTCGATTTGGTTTTCTTTTCCATAGTGTTTTTAGGTGAGAAGGTCAGCGTGTGCGGTTAGCGACGCACGTTTCCCTGTTTATCGGTCAGGGCGACTTCGGTCGAGTCGAACGCTGTTTTGTTATTTAAGGATAAAATTTAAACTCTGTAATAGGTTCACCCAATTCAATACCCCTAAAAGAATCGTGTTTTGGTAAAACCCCCATAAAAGGGTTCTTCCAATTATCTGAAAGTTTGGCTTTTGATAGATCAAACCCTAAAGAGTCTTCAATAGCTTGTTTCCATTCGGGGCTAGTGAGTACTTCGTCTATGTTCATGGCTTTCCTGTATAAAACGGATGTTCCTTAATCCGCGCTTGCAGCTCTTCAGCAAGCGCAGAGTCTTTGTTGTTCACCGCTTCATGGAACTTTGCTAAAAGCAAAGGCCACGATTCAGGTTTCTTGATGCTGTCGTATGCGGCACGGAATGCTTTGCCCTTTACGGCGCGTGGCAAATCCCCTTTTCCTGCTCCAGTTCCAAATGACATTGTGTGGTGTGTTTTGTTTCGCACCACCAACTACCAGACAAGCCTCAGACCGTCAATACTTTTTTTCAGAAAAATAATTCGTCCTCTAAGAGGGCGATCAATTCATTGAAAGTTTCAGCGGATTCAATGATCGCGTCACTCTCAAGATCGAACTCTTGCTGCACCATTCGACAGAACTGATCAAACTCTTCAGGCTCAAAGAACGCCTCAAATTCCTCACGGTAAGGGAACGTGATTGGATGGCGGAAGATGTCCTCCAGCATTGCTGAGAGAGCTTCAATGATATAGAGTCGGTTCATTGTCTATGGTGTAGATAGTATCGGGCTATTAACGCAGAGTCAACTATTCCATCATGGGGCACTTTGCTCCTGCTTGTAGCAAGCCAGTTCTCGTCAGGCCAGTACTGTTGTGCCTTAGCAAGCGCAACAACTTTGGTCTGCCCCTTTGCAAGACGCTTGCCTAACTCGACATCCTGCCATTCCTTAACCTGTATCCTGTACGTTGAATACAGGACCGTCTCGCAGAGACCGATGATCTTGCCAAATGAGATGCTCATGGATCTCATGGCTTGTGAGGACTTCGCGTGCCTCAGTGGTTCTTCAATCGCGATGGCAGTGCTCAACGGCGAGAACTGATCAAGCCAGTACAGAACGCCTTTGACGTAGACTTCAGGCTTGTCACCTACTTTCTGAGTGGGCATTGGAGTGAAGTCAATGACAGATCCGTCGAAGCTACTGATAGCGCACAAGCCACCGCTCACGCCGTTGTCAATACCTACGATGACCTGCACGTCGTTCACTCGATTTCTTCCGCTTCGACAACTACGCTCGACCCACCGTTTGCAGCTTTGGCATTGTTGAGTATTGAAATATCAATCGAGAGACCGCCGCTGCTACCGCTGCCACCTTTGGGGTTCAAGCCTAAGTTACGGCGGATAAGCTGGTCTAGCTCCGACAACTCACGCACAGTCCTCGGACCTCTGACGTTCATCAGGTTGTCGCGTAGCATCTTGATTGCAGATGCGGCGACGTAGGCTTGGTACTTATCGGAAGGGCTTGCCTGATTCTCGGCAACTTCTAAGAGGGTTTGCTGCTCTTCGTCGCGTGCGTTGAGTCTTGAATCCGTTACGACGCTAGCGGCGACGTCTTCCAGATTCTTCTCAAAGGGTTCCCTTTCAGGTTCGTCGGTGGGTGCAGAAACATTGGCGAGCCAACGGCATATGGTGTCAAAGCTAACGCCCAACTCTTCGGCAATGCGGACCTTCTTCCAGCCCTCGGCAAATAGCTGCTTGGCACGAACTACCTTATCTGCTCTTGCCTGACGCTTCTCAGCTTCGACTTGAGCTTTGGTCTGTTTTGGTTTCTTGCTTCCGATCTTTCGCACAACGAGTCGAGATAAACGCAAAAACAATTACTTGTCAAACCTTTTTTATTTTGGTAGGGTCAATCGTATGGGCAGGCCCAAGAAACAGAATCCAGATAAGATTACTAATTCAGTACTGGAGCCGAGGATTGATTCCGTAAGCAAGAAGATGGATGTCGGTGGGTACCTGATCCCCATCACCAGTACGCTTACCGCTTTGCTGTGGGGCTTTGCGAACCATCCGTCACCGAAGGCTCGTGAGTTCTACTTCTGGCGCGTTGCGGACCTATTGTGGAACAAGGACGACCTGCCTGAACACATGTTTGTCCGTCATCCGTGGGCAGACAAGATCGTTCACGAGTGCATCAACAACAAGTATCTTGCAATTGGTGGGGCTGCATCGTCAGGCAAATCACATACCCTTGCAGGTTATGGCATCATCAGTTGGCTTGCCGCTCCGAGGGACACGCTCGTCTTGATGACCTCAACCACTTTGCGTGAGGCTCGTAAGCGGGTGTGGGGTTCCGTGATCTCTTTGTTGTCCGTCATTGACGGAGCACCGATAAACATTCGGGACTCGATTGGCTCTGCAAACTACGTCGATGAGAACGGGCAGACCTTTGATAGGGCTGGCTTGTCGTTGATTGCTGCCGAAAAAAGCAGGACGCGTGAGGCTATCGGCAAGTTCATCGGTCTTAAACAGAAACACGTCATCTTGATTGGTGACGAGTTGGGCGAACTCTCGCCAGCCATTAAGCAAGCGGCACTCGCCAACTTGAGTAAGAATCCGAGATTTGAGTTTAAGGGCGCGAGTAACCCCTCAAGTCGCTTCGATGCATTCGGTGACTGGTCTACGCCAAAAGACGGATGGGAGTCGGTCACGCCCGAAGTGGATGACGAGTGGGTCACAAAGTGGGGTGGCAAATACATCCGACTCGACGGCGAACGTAGCCCTAACGTGCTTGCAGGACAGACTCTGTACCCATTCTTACCTACGACCGAAAAGATTGAGGAGGATAAAGCCCTCTTAGGAGAGACGAGTAGGGCGTACTATCGAATGGTTCGTGCCGTCTTCTTTGACTCAGACGAGAACGAAGGCATCTACGGCGAAGCGGAAATGATCAAGTCAGGCGCAACGAAGTCATGGGACTTCAGTGGTCCGACGACGCTGATTGCAGGAGTCGATCCAGCCTTTACAAATGGCGGGGACAGGACGGTCATGTACACGGCAAGGGTTGGTACGTTCACTAATGGGCAATACGGCTTAAAGTTTGAGGACTTCATCACACTAAACGACGACACAACAAATAAGGCTGTGCCGAGGACATA